TGTTCTGCCGCTACACGTACTGTTAGTTTAATACTTTCTTTCATTTCATTAGTTGTTTTAGTTGTTCTACTTTTCTTATCACTATCAAGTCTTTTCCTGTTACCATGTAATTATTGCTATTATAAATGTTCCTACCATTAAAAATATCGCTACGTTAAATAAAACTCTATCCATGATTCTACACCTTCTATCCATCCATCTATACCTGAAGTGTATGGAAACCCTCCTAGAGAAGGTATTTATGTTCCTGTCGTATCCTTGTAGGAAGTAACAAGACAGAGCCACAAACATTGTAATCCCAAATATCCACCACATTATTTCATCAGTCTATATACGCTGAACTTATTGAACTGCCTACCCGTAGCCGTAATGAATCCGTTGCTATTAAGTTTGTCTGCTATCTCTATCAGTTCCAGACCCTTATCCTTCAGTTCACTTGCGTATGGTCGTGCCATCCTAGTATTGCGATTGTTCTTGAATCTCTGTTTTATTACTTCTCCAGACTTTCTCCTACCCTCGTCTGTCAGGTTCTCAGGTGTTCCGAGTGAAGTTATGTTACGACCAGACCTAGACAGGTACATACCATCCTTCCTTATCCTCTCTTTTATTGAAGCAAGACCAGCCTTGGTTCTAGCAGATATAGCTTCAGCTTCACTTTCAGCCACAGACGCTAATAGATTGATAGTCAGCTTGTTAGCATTAGGATTGTCGCAACAAATAAAGTCAACTCCAGTTCTACTAAGGCTCGATATAAAGTGTACGTCACGGGCAAGTCTATCAAGTTTAGCTATCAGTAGCTTCGCCCCCGTCTCCTTACACATTTCGATAGCCTCCGCTAGTATAGGTCGTTCACGTTTCGATGTTCCTGTCTCCTTCTCTGTAAACTCTTCAACGATAGACCCGTTCCTAGCGTATCCTTGAACCATCCTTACCTGAGCCTCAAGACCAAGACCTGACTCCCCTTGTTTCTTGGTGGAAACCCTATAGTATGCTACGTATCTTTCCATATCAGCAAGTCATCATGTATCCCATATTTATTTCCTTTTCTGTTTGTAAGTGCTTTAGTATATCACTTGCAGTCGCTTTTTCCCTTACTATATACCAGTAGTCGTAGTCTCCAGTAACCCCGTACTCAGTCTCAATTACCGTGTATATAGATTTCTTGATATGCTCCACATCTATTTCGTCAAAGAAGAAGAAGTCTTCATTGTCCATTCTTTCTATGTCTTTATCGAAAGCCACCCCCTCTATCGTCAACCTCAACTCTATCTCGAATCCATCGTCATCACCTTCTGTATGAATCACCCAATCAACCTGATTGTACTTTCCTTCATCACTTAGTCTGTATATTATGTATTTATTTTTCATCTTTTATCTTTGCTAGTATTAGTGGTTCTTCTGTTTCTGTGGATGGATTATAGCACTCTGGACACCCGTGATGATACACGTACTCTCTTGTTTCAATTCCTACCCATCCGCATTTTGAACATTTTAATTTAACGCCATTTTCAGTATAGTACTCCCCATCGACCCCACTATATCCATCAGCCCACTTTAAGTCTATACCGTAGCCTCTTCTCTTCATCATGCTACTCCATGATAGGAATTGTTCCTTACTAAAGAACTCGGCTATCCCGTACTCCCGTCTACCTTTCTTGGTAAGGTGAAATGTTGCTCTTCTCATCTTGAATATCTTATTATTATTATCGCTAGGCACATCACTATCACGAATATGTTTGCTATCAGTCTAAGGTATTTCATGGCTCTGAGAATAGCTCTACGGTTACTACTGCGTTAGTTATAACAGGAATCCTGAGTATATTTGTGAAATGTTGCTCTTCTCATCTTGAATATCTTATTATTATTATCGCTAGGCACATCACTATCACGAATATGTTTGCTATCAGTCTAATGTATTTCATCTCAAGAATCTTACTTTTTGTTTCTGAAGGAAGTAATTTGCATCATATGTAGTAAAGTCTGAGTGCAATCTTTTTACTAATGCAATCTCTCTCGGCTCATCTCTGTTGTAGTCTACGGTAATTCCTACGCACTTACAAAAGCAGTATTCATCGCTTCCACCTTCTATTCCAGACTTCCTTCTTCTAATTGATTCCGCCCCTGAGATTAAGTAGACCTTTATGAGGCTACCCTTGAACGGTCTACTGATAAACTCAGTTACCGCTTTATCTTTCGATGTTTCAATTGGCAATTTTAGTTGTTCCATTTTTCTTTTACCTTTCGTTGTTTGTATTCTCCTATCTTATCTACCACTCTGAACGCTACCACGTATAGGGCAAGTGTTATATACTCAATCGGTTTCATTTATTTCCTTTAGTTTATACTCATCCGCACAGTCATCTATAGATTCAAATATTTGTTCTATAATCCAAGAGCCTTGTAGCACCTCATTAAGAACATCTTGAGCCTGATCGTTTGTAGCTTCAAACCTACCTTTCACATCGTCAATGTGCCACAGATTACCAGTGTAATACCCTCTGCGTGTTAGTTCCTCCTTTAGTTGTTCTGTTGTTAAGTCTTTCATGCTTTCTATTTTATTTAGTTTTAAAAGTCGATGTAACTAACTGATTCATTTTGACATCCTTTAACTCCGCAAATCCCTTCACCTGAATCCGAACTTACTATGCCCAATTTCAAGACCTCTTCTTTATTGGCGCAGGATTCGCAAACTTGCGACCATTGCATTGCATCTTCGTCCGTATCCGTTACGATGTCATCGAATACTTCCTCTTTCTTTTTCAAATCAATTGCTCCTTTTTTCATGCTTTCTATTTGTTTTTGTTTTGTTGCTTAATAAATTCTACTACTGCATTGTATGTGGCTGATAATGACCTCATCTTCAGACCTGTTTCTATTTCCACCACATCTTCAAATTGCAAGTGGTCAATTTCTTCTACTACTGGCATCAGCCAATCCCAAGATGTGTGGTAGTTTAGGTCTACATCAGTACGATGGTTATTCTCCTCAAAAACAAACATTCTGTAACCTCTGTACTCGTAACTTTCATACCCCATAAATTCTGCGATTAACTTGTTTGAATTTAAGGTTGGTAAATACCTATCTTTCATTATTTCTTGTTTTTGTTGTTAATGTTCCTGACATATAAAATGAAGTGTAGGATGCTTCTCCCCATAGAGTAATTAAGCGTGTACTAATACCCTCTTATCGCTCTCGTACTTCTCTATGATGTTAAAGGCAGTAAGGTTCTTCTTATATCCTCCACCAAACATTAGGTGGTGGTCATCTGACTTCTCCATATGGTTAGTGTAGTACGTTACCGCATTGAACAGACCCCATAGCGTACCACCCTTCTCAGATGTCTCACGCTCTAACGCCTTCTCAAAGTCTGATATCTGATTCTTCTTACGTGTACTAACGTCAGACTCCTTAGTGTTCATGTCAACCTTGAAGACATTGTGCATGACACGCTCAAGTATTGTCCTATCAATATCTACATCATTAAACCGCTTGAATGTGTCCATTAGATTGGAGTCCTCATCCATTGCCTTCTTAAACTCAGCCACCGCTATCGCCAGGCGGTCACTTGCAGTCAATGTATGTCTGAACTTACTAAGGTCTTTCATCGCCTTATGGAAAGTGTTAGAGCAACTGATAACCGTGTTGGTACTACCGAAGCCTATCGAAGATGTGCCATCGTGTGAATTAAGACAGGTGATGTGTCTCTTTAGTGTGTCTGCCCCAACGTGTTCATCCTTTAGAGATAACTGGTAGTATATCTTTTTACCATCTCGCATCTCGCCACCTCTGATGTCTCCACCAAACATATCCTGAATGCCTACTATCGTGTCGGCTAACTCAAAGTTCTGCATAGGTTCGTATCGGTTACCGACAGAGCCAAGCCATCCGTTGTTATCTGACCTGAACAGTCCGAATGTTTCGGTAGGTAGTTCAATGATTCCATCGTCCGTCACCTTAGTGGCGATTAGTGGTTCTTTACTTACAGTCCAATTAGTTCCTGTTGACTGTAGGGTTTCAAATACTCTTTCTTCTTTCATCATTTTGTTATTGTTTTAGTTGTTATTATTTGTTTTGGTTTAATTCTATCCATCTTCTAAATGCTATTGCTACATCTCCATCATGCCAATTTTCTTTATCAGCAGTTTCCTCCACATCTTCAACAACAAATTCTAAAATGTCATCAAAGTTATTTGGAGTATCTATATTGATTCTATCAAATATATCAATCAACATACTTGTTATTTCCTCTTTCTTTTTCATCTTCTTTTTGTTTTAGTTTATTTTGATTTGTTTTTGAATACTAAGTTGAATACTGGAATTAACACAAGTGCATACACGCACCCTAATGTTATTCCTACCGCCATCGACCTAGTGACTGGGTCAACTATTGCTCCTAAGAAGTCGCTTATGCAGTTACCTATTGCCGCACCTATTACTGCTGAGAGGAAGGGGTTGGTTGCTCTGTTGAACCA